TAAGTGTCCCGTTTTGCGCAACCAAATCGCTTGCAGCCTGAAAACTTGCCGCAAACGTTTCATTACCCATCGTCAAATCGTACTGGATTTGCTTGATTGCGTCCGCATAAGCTTGTGCCTGTTCCTGTGCTTTTGTAAGGGCTTCGCCCGTTATTGTGGGCGGGCCTGGCAGCGTTGGGGCTGCAAGTGATGTGACGGGTTGAATGCCCCCGCTTTCATCGCCTGAAACGACGTTTTTCCTTATTATGTCAACACTTACAACGCTGTCCTTCAGCGCGTCTAACTGACTTTTCAAGCCCTGTACCTCGCTGGAGGCGGGCTTAAAGCCTTCGTCAATCAGTTTCTTTATTCCGTTTTCAAGGGCTTTTATCGTAGCCACATCCGCATCGTCGCCAATTGCGCTGGCAATAGATGGAGCGTTGGCAACGTCGGAAAGGACTTCGGCCAAAACCTTTGCGGATTCGCTTGCTTCACCCGCAACCCCCGCATACTTCTTTGTTGCCGTTGTAGTTTTCTCAGTCTCCGTTCCAAGGTCTATATTCTCCTTAATGAGTGCACGGAGCGATTCTATTTTGGCTTGTGTGGTTGCCTGTAAATCTATCTGGTTAAACGTGCGGGTGGATTCGTTCAAATTATCGAACGTCTCCTTCATGTTTGCGCCCGCAATCGCGCCAAATAACAATCCGCTGCCAACGGCTTTAATCGCGTTGCCTGTCTGCTGCAAAAGCGTAGGATCGCCACCTTCGCCGATGTTGCGCAAAATCTCGCTCTGCTTTGCGAGTTCATCCGTTGCCTGCTTTACTATTGCCGACCTTTCAAGTGAGCGCACATAGGCATCAACCGCCGATGTCAGACCGATTACCTTGCCCTTTTCAATATCAAGCCCGCCAAAGTATTTTGGGTTTATCTGTTGTAATTGATCGAGCGCAGTCTTTTTATCGTCAAGACTTCGCGTGTTGTCTTCCAACACCGCTACCAAATTGCCAATCTTCGCCCGCTCTACCTCCGTGCTTGCTATTGCGCTGCGCTTCACGCTCTCAACCGACATTTGCGCGGCCTCAGCGTCCGTTAGGCTGTTCGTGTATTCGTCATAGGCAAAATAAAGGGCCGTAACCGCCGCAAGTGCCGCGCCGACCACGGACAGTTTCATTGCCGTATTAAGTGCCTGGAAAGACTTTGCCGCATTTAAAACCGCACCGCCCAAAAACTTTGCGCCGTCAATTATTCCATTAAAAACGGATATTGACTGTGCGCCTAATGATTTAATTGCGCCAAAAGCCTTGATGAGCGGCCCTATTGCGATTGCAAGCCCGGCAATAGAAAGTATTGTAGTTTGAACTGTTGGGTTTAGGTTAGAAAACGCCTCTGCGATTGCAAGGACGTACCCTGAAAAGGTTTCTATTCCGCCCGTAATATCAAACGCGCTGTTTATTGCAAGGCCAACTTTAGCCGCACTTTGTTTCAGGCTGTCAAGCGCGTTTCCTATACTGTTTTTTATACCGCTCTCAACGCGGGGTAGTTCTTCAGCCGCACGGGTGATCTGCAAAACAAATTCTTTGCCGCTTACGCCCATTTCCCGGATCGCCTCAACGCTCTGCGTCCCAAAAGCCCTTTGCATCAACTGCGCAAGGCCGGGCATATTTTCAGATAAAATTGAAACATCCTCCTGCAACACTCGGCCCTTTGATGTCATTTGGGCAAATTGGCGCGTCACATTGTCAAGTTCCTGCGCGCTGCCGCCCGTTGCGGCAATAGCGTTACCCATCTGCACCAACACTTTGCGGGCTTCTTCTGCTGCAAAACCAACGCCTTGTAATCGCACGGAGCCGCGCACGGCCTGTTCTAATCCAAGACCCGGTTTTTCGGCAGCCTTTGTAAGTTCTTTTAATTCGGTAGCCGCCGCCTCTGCTGTGCCAAGTTGTGATTTTAGCGCAAGCGTGAGGCTCTCAATATCACCCGCCGCTTTAATTGCACCAACTCCTGCAAGGCCCAATGGGATAGAAAGCGACGTAGTAATATCGTTCCCAATACGAGACATCCTTGCACCGCTTTGGCTCAGGCTTTTTTCGGCAGATTTCAGACCCTTTTGGAGTTCCGCAACCCTTGCACCTATCTCGATATTTAATTGGGCTACCGTCGCCATTTAATTGTCGCTTGGAAACTGAAAGTTTGCTATCCTGTCGAATGCCTCTTTGTCCACATTTGAGAATTTCGGCGCGTATTCAGCCTCGGTTTCCCAAGGGAATTTTCCGAAGTGTGATATTTGCAACGGCTTTGCAGAGTGAATCAAAGAGGCGTAGTACCCTAATAGCCGCGCTTGCTCCATATCCGCCCGCATCCTGCCGCGAACGGCATTAAACAGGTATCTTGGTTCGGCAAAATCAAATTCATCTTGTGACCAACCTAATCGGCCTGCGCTGATTTCGAGTTCGTCCCAGTTCCAATCGCTTGGGCCTCCCCCGGCTCAACATCGCCCTCCCCGGCCTGTGGCTTTGGTAAAGCGTCCACGATTTTTTGCATGAATGCCGCAACACCTCCTTTGTATAAGTCAATCCATATCGCCACATCCAATTCGTCGTACTCCTCTACATCCGCAACCTTTTCAGCGCGTTCGCCGACGCGCAAAGCGCAATAGGTGATGTCGCTAATAATTGCAGGGTCTTCACCCGAAGACAATTCCAGCAAAAAGTCGCCCATACTGATACCCTTGCGCTGTTTCAGCAATTTAAAAGCCGCGCTGCCGTACAGTAGCGGCCTATTCTTTTTCCCCAACTCAAAAAACTCTACCATTACAGCGTGAATTTTACAAGCGCACCCGATCCTTGAAAAGAGTATGCGCCCGTTACGTTTTCGTTTTGTCCAGGGCTGGACATTGACCACTCGGTAATGACCGCCGTGCCGCTCCAATGCGTGTCGCCTGTTACGCCTGTTCCATAAATAATAGAAGCCATTGTTTGCGCCACAGTCACATCATAAATGTCTTCGTGGCCCTGCGCGGCATCGTAGGAAAAGAGCAAATCACCGCTCATTGTCCAGTTCGTTTGCCCGTACAAAAATTCCTCCCATTGACCCGAATCTTTGCAGGTGGTTTGGCGTGTTCCGTTGGTCACGCTTAGATCGGCGTTTGTTTGGCAGGTAATGAACGTGCCTGCAAACTTAATCTTCATCAACTTACTGTTTACTACACCCGTAGTTGCCATGATGCTATTTCTTTAAAGTGTTTGTTTTTTGTTTCGCTTCTTTTTCATGGTCTGTTTTAGCGTCCGTCATTACTGCCCCCGCAAAAAAGCGGCTCATTGTTTCGGACGTTTGATCTTCCACAAACCCGGCAGGCGGCATACATCCCACAACGCCATAGGCTTTTTTTCTTGCCATTGTGCCATCTGGAACAGCGCACCCTTCGCCGTCATTGATAAGTGCCTCTACCTCTGGCTGAAACACGTCTATCACGCTGTCCTTACCATATCTTTTGCCGCCGATAATCTTGTCGACAAGTAGTTTTACCTTCATTTTATCGCGTTTTGTTGCTCGAAATTTGCTCCGAGCCGCTTAAATTCGTTTGTCATTATTCCGAGAACCCGGCCTTTGCTTCGCTCCCATGATGCCCGGAAAAAGGCCTTGCCACTCCAATTCTTTGTACCCTGCTCAACCATGTGCATATAATACCCGTCCGTTCTTCGCCCCTGAAAATTGCCCGTAGCCCGTCTTGCCAGTTTCGCCCCTACAAAAACCTTTGATTTTGCCCGGCTGAATTTGAGCACATTGATCGAGCGGCCTAAGTTGCCAGGGAAATATGTCGCCACCACCTTGCCAAGCCCCTTTGGAGCGCGAATCTTCTTTGTCAGTTTGGCCGTGCTGTATCGCTTATGCGGCTTTCTGCTTTTAGGGGCCGCCGCTTCTGCTGCCGATGCCGCATACGCACCACCCAAGGCCGCTACCCTCTGCCTATTGTCATAGAAGACCTTGCCGCACTTTTGCAGTTTCTTTACGGCTTCTTGTATTTCTTGCTCGATTGTCACGATGGTATCATTACAATTTTTAACACCCCCCCAATGCCAGAAACATGGGCATCTGAAGTTCGGTACGGGTCGCCAAATTCAAGACCCGCCTCAACCGCGTCTTCGTCGCTGTCATATTCAGAGAATGAAGCCATCCATTCCCGCGCACGGCGTTTAAAAGTGTCATTCATCGGGTATTCTTACTTGTTTAACCACACCACCCATTCCATACACGTTATTATCTGCCAGCATATACACGTCTTCAAATCCAAGTCCGTCAGCCACCGCGCTTTCGTCGCTGTCATAAACTGGTAAAAGAGCCATCCAAGCCTTGCTTTCGCTCACATAAGGCGTTCCAAATGGAAGTGGTGGAACGTCGCGCTTGTAGCGAACATCGTAAATCGCTTGCCTGACAAACAGGTCGTTTTCTTCATCGAAATCGTCTTTTCGGCTTATGAAGCGTATCGCATCGAAATAATGAACTGCACTGTCGCTTGTTGTAACTCCACCAGCAAATCCATCAATACAAGCCCTTACCGCATTGTCAATCTGTTGAACCTTGTCGTATGTTTTTCCAAAAAATGTAGCGGCAATCTGCACATTATCAACGCCGCTCACCTGTGTCTTTGAGTCATTTGGTTTTGTATCCAGGAGCATTAGCGTCACAGCCGGATACTCCTTTTGTTGGGGCAACACCATCGGATAAACCGAGGTTTGATTGAACAGCATCGCCACAGTGGTAGCGTCGTCCAGGATTATCTTTCTGATTGCCCCTACTGCGTTCATGTTTCATTGTCTCGTTTTTCTGCTTCGACAATCACAAACCTGTTTCTGCCAAGTTTTTGAATGTTGTGGATGTCGTACTCATTTCCTTCATACACAATCCTCATTCTTTCGTCAAGTGTGGGCCAAAAATCCCGGAACGTGAACCTGACAAGCCTAAATGCTACTATTTGCTGCTCCTCGCCGCGCATCCCTTCATCGCTTTGCGCCGTATAATCAACCTTTGCCCAAATGTCTTCAGCCAAAAAACTGGCTGTTTCTACCCATCCGCCCGTTGCGTCTGCCACACGGGAAAACTGCCGGATAGAGATGAGTTGATCCATCTGGCCGACATCTTTGAGCAGTTTTGATAGGTTGGCCATTTAAAGCATCCTTTGGGGCATAAGAAGCGCGTGTGCGCTTCTTTGTCTCGCTGCGTTACCACCGCCAAGCGGTATACCTTCTCTGTTTTCATACAAAAAGGCGATTCGTTGTAGCATTGATTGCATGGTGGTTTTGGGTATCCCTGTCGCTGCCGTTGCACCTGCCACATAAATCACTTTAATTGCATTCGGAACACTTGTGTCGTGACTTGGAAATCCGTTTTTTGCAACTATTCGACAAGGTTCTGTCACCAAATCAGTGCTGTAATTAGCCGTATCCCAAACCACATAAGAACCGCCGCTCAAATAAGAAACGGACGTTACACTTTGAATTGGGGCCACCGAAAGGCGAAGGCCGCACGATTGCCAGCAATCAAAATAATCCTCAATGGTTTGCGTCAATAAAGCCCGTCCTGTGCCTTGCTCCGCCTCCGAAACCGCCGTTTTAACCAGGTCATCAACCAACGTATCCTCAGATGTTACGGACGCGGGTATCTTAAGCCATGTTTTTACATAAGCCGTCGTAAACGGGAATAAAACAGGGGCCGTTGTTACCTTGTACGCCATCTTGTTTGATGTTGCGGCATTACCGCCTTTTCTCTCTTAAAAGCCGAGGTGTCAGTCACCAAAGGCTCGGCATTGCCCGCCATGATAGCAGCCATTGCCTCTTTTTCTGGAAGGTCGTACTCAACGCCCGCCGTTAAATCGCCTTTGGTGACTGTCGCCCGTATTTTCATGCTTACGTTTTCTGCAAAAGCGGTTTGATTGCGTCTTGGATAATCAAATTGCCGTCCAATCGCGTCCAACCCATAAAGCCAACGGTAAAGGAGTTCCAATACACGCTGTCGTTCCGCTCCAGGCTCACGCCTTCGATGCGACGGATCACATACTTGGAGAAATCCCCAAAGTAGATGTGCTTCGTTGCCGCAACCGGAAGACCCGCGCTCAAGTCTGGCAAGTCGTTATTGATGAAAACGGGGTAGTTGAGCAGCATATCAGGCTCACCCGCGATCTTCAAATCGGCGAAAAGGTGTGTGGTGTCCGTGCTGAAATCAAGTGTACGCAAGTAGCCAAGCGTGTTGCGATGCATCATCCAACCAACGTTTGCGCCCTGACTGTAATACTTGTCCACACTATACACGTGCTTAACAAGCTCCGCCTTCGTGATACCCGTTGCCGATGCGACTGTGGTAGTTCCTGTTGCGGTCACAGCAACCGTCAAGCCATAAGGCTCGTTCGTGCCTGTGCCGTTGGTAAGGACGCTGTTTGCTTTGCGATTGATGCGCTGTGCCAATTGCTCAGCCAAAACGCTTTGCAAAAGCCCCACGCGCTCGTCGTTGATAAGTTCGCGGCCAACTTTTACGATATTTGAATCAATCGTAAAGTCGGAGAACAACACGTTGCCAAACGTCAAGTCGGAAACGGTACGCGCTACACCCTGTCCTGAAATTGCGCCATTTACGGCGGTGTCATCACCAGTCGGCCACTTCAAAGAGTTGCCAATAGTGTCGT